GTTAGGCGAGACAAAAATGACTGTCTTACCTGCTATAGATTAGCTAGGGGGAACTATCGAGAAGGAAGATTTGCTTGAGCTTAAACTTGAGAAAGTTAAGCTTATGGAAGAACGGATTCGTCTTAAAGAAGGTTTACCTTTTAAGTATGGATTTAAGAAGTACGGTTGGCAAAAAAGCTATTGTGATTCTAAAAAATCAAGACACCGTTTAATTTGTGCTGCTAACCAGATTGGTAAATCCACGATTCAAATTTGTGATAGAATTGATGTAGCTACTTCACCTGATCTCTGGCCTAAGCTATGGCCTAGACAGTTTAAGTATGGGACTGCGGTAAAACCTTTTAGTTGGTATCTGTATCCTAATCAAGATACGGTTATGTCCGAGTTTGTTGAGAAGTGGGTTCCTTATTATCTTCCTAGGGGAGAGTTTAAGGATCATCCAGTCTTCGGTTGGAAGGAACAAATAACCAATAAGGTTCTTAAACATATTACTTTCAATAGTGGTTGGAGGATTTATTTTAAAACATACGGGCAAAACGTACAAGATCTCCAATCAGGAACCGTATGGGCGATTGACTGTGATGAAGAATTACCTGAAGATCTTTTATCGGAACTTGAAGCTAGGCTGTTTGCTACTGATGGTTATTTCTCTATGGCGTTTACAGCAACACTTGGACAAGAAATTTGGAGAAAAGCAATAGAAGGTGAGGGTGACGATGAAATCTATCCCGATGCTTGGAAAAAACAGATCAGCATGTTTGATTGTTTACGATATAATGATGGAACAGAGACTCCTTGGACTAAAGATAGGATCGAACAAATCATTAGAGGCTGCAAAAGTGCTAATGAAGTTAAAAGAAGAGTTTACGGAAAGTTTGTTGTTGACTCTGGACTTAAATATCCGGGCTTCACAAGAGAACTAAACTACGTAGAAAGACCTAAAAGCAAAGAAGGAAAGGTATTTACCGGACCACCTAAGGGTTGGTCAGTATATTCTGCGGTAGATGTAGGTAGTGGAGGTAAACATAATCACCCTGCAGCCTATATTTTCCTTGCCGCTAACCCTAAACTTACTAAAATTAGAGCATTTAAAGGTAGAAGGTTAGATGGAATAGAAACAACTGCCGGAGATATCCTTAAATTCTATACTAATGATAAGGGTGTTATTCAAACAACTATACAGGCATATGATTCTGCCGCTAAAGATTTCGGTACTATAGCTAATAGAATGGGGTTGGGGTTCACAAAAGCAAAGAAAGATCACGCTATTGGTGAGTTAGCACTGAATACTGCCTTCAAATCGGGCATATTAAAGATATATAAAGACGATGAAGAGATGATTAAACTAGTGCGTGAACTGGAGACTTTGCTAGTTACAACGGCTAAAAACAAGTCAAAAGACGATTTTATTGATGCTTTAAGGTACGCTTTGATGGAAATTCCTATAGATTGGGAAGAAGTTTTAGAGAATGGTGAGATAAAAATAGATAAAAAAGTTAATTTACCCGATAAAAATGACAGGAGAGCAATGTATGAATACTGGGACAGCGAAGAATTTAGGAAAGAAAACGAGGACGAGATCGAAAACGAGTTCGAATTCTGGGGGGATCTATACGGCAATTGATATTTGTAAGATTATAAAGGCCTGTAAGGACTCAAATGTAGCAACTTTCTCCTTTAAGGGGTTAGAATTAAGTTTTGGCATGGATAAGTATGTTTCACACATGGAAGTTTCTTCCAGTCAACCGGTAATAGTTGCACGTCAAGAAGAAATAAGTGATAATAATACAGACTATTTAGATACTAAAGATGAAACTGAACTACTAACTCACGATATGGAAGAGATGAAAATAGTAGATCCACTTGGTTACGAAAAGTTTCTAAGAGAAGAGGATATAAGCCATGCCTGATTTTACAATTGATAAATTGAGAAAGATGTATAAGGCCGGAAAGCAATGTGACGATCAAGTGTTTGCAGAGCAACGGACTAATATTTTATTAAGATCAGGTGATCATTACAATAAAAAAGCTAAAAGCATTGTAGATACTATCAGAAGTAAAGGTACTGCTCAAACAAAACAAAAAATCAGATTGGTGAAAAACCATATTCACAGAATTACAAATCTATTTATTAATTCTATTTTAGAAGGGAATCCTTCTGTCACAACTGTACCTTATAATGATAATGAACTTTGGGATGTTAAAACTTCAGAGATGAACAATGCTGTTCTTGAATGGGTTAAGCAAACGAACTTTTGGGAACGTAAGCAAGAAAAATTTGTTCATGACTTTATTGTCGTTGGAGAGTGTTGGGGTAAAATCAGATGGGACTATAGTAAAGGTCCTGTTGTTGCCCAAGACGAGAAAGGTAAATTTGTAAGGGCGGGCGAGTTTGTAATAGATAGAGTCTTCGCTTTTGATTTAAAAAGAGATCCAACAGCTAGAGATGTTCACGAATGTGAATGGTGGATTCACGAGACTATGGTTGGGATGGAAGAGTTAAAAGAAGCTGTTAGGGCTTTAGCACCTGAGAAGGTGGAAGAGCTATCTGCTTCAACTCCTAAAGAATATTATAAAATCTTTGATGCCAATACTGGTAACTATAAAGATGTTAAAGAACAAGTTGCTGTTAAGGAGCTGTTCTATAAACCGAATCAGAAATATCCTGACGGTTACTATGTTATGTTTGTAGATGATTTCATTATTTCAGAAGGTCCTTTACCTTTTGGTATCTTCCCTTTAGTAGGCGAAGGTTTTGATGAGATGACTACATCGCCAAGGTCAACTTCTATAATTAAAGTTTGTAGACCATATCAGGTAGAAATAAATAGAGCTTCTAGTAAACAAGCCGAACATCAGATCCAATTAGGTGATGATAAAGTTTTTGTTCAGAAGGGTACTAAGTTAAATTCTGGAGGGTTATTGAATGGAGTTAGAGCAATACAATATTCTGGCCAACCACCTATTATTCAGCCCGGTCGTACTGGGGAGCATTTTGCTCCATATGCACAAGCACAAGTACGTGAGATGTACGAAGCCTGTGGACTACAATCAATCTTAGAAGACAAAGCTCCTGCTTCAGGAGATCCATATCAATTACTCTTTAGATCTATGAAAGATAAGAAGAAGTTTGTAAAATATGTTTCTAAATATGAAAGGTTTGAAGTTGAGTTATTCTCTAAGATTCTCAAAATGGCCAAACAGTATTTGGGTCCAGAACATTTAATTAAACTGGCCGGAAGATCGGAGCAAGTCAATATACCTGAATTCAAAAGAATGAAAGACGATGGATTTCAAATTAAAGTTATTCCACAGTCTGGTGATGTTGAAACTAAGTTTGGCAAAATACTTTCGCTTACTCAAGTTATGCAGTATGCAGGAAGTTCACTTGCACCAGATCAGTTAGGACAAGTTATTAAAGAACTACCTACGGGTAATAAGGATCAAGCATTTTCTACATTAACAGCAGATACTGACAATATAAGAAATGATGTTCTTGCAATGGATAGAATGGAACCTGTTCCAGTCAACCCATATGATAACCATCAGTTTTATATACAAGGTTTAAATCATAGAATGAAAAAATCTGATTTTAAATTTCTACCGCCGGAAGCTCAGCAAATTTATCATCAAAAGATACAGCAGCACGAAGCTATGTTTGCTCAACAGCAACAAGCTTTACAGCAGCAACAAATGGGAATGGTACCTCAAGGAGGATTTCTGACCACTGTAAATGCGTCATGGAATAACCCAACTACAGGAAGAGTAGAGAGGATCAAAGTACCATCGGAGGCCATCAAATGGTTGGTCGACAAACTAAACGCACAGGGAGCTTATCTTGCTCAACAGTCTCAATTGCCTCAGCAATCACAGGCTAACGTAGCAGGAGCAGTAAACCCTATGCAAGAATCTCAGCCGCAAACTGAGGCCCCAATAACTGAGGCCGCAAGCCAAGGAGTATAGGAATGAGTGAAGAAGTATTGGACGAACATTTAGACGAAGAAGTTTTAGAAACTACCGAAGAGCAGGAAAGCCCTGAGGCTGAGTCTACAGAGGAGGTAGCTGAGTATACGCCAAACTACAGCTATAAAGTTAAAGATGAAGAATTTGAGTTTGATGAATTCTTAAGAGCTGGAATATCTAATCCTGAACAAGAAGAGGCCCTACGGGAACTCTATACTAAATCGAGAGGTTTAGATGGTTACAAGGACAAGCTATCTTCCAGAGAAAGAGAATACAACGAACTTATGGGCGAAGCCGGAACATATGTTGATGGATTTAAAACTCTAAAGAAACATGTGGACCATGCAAACCAGACAGGGGATTTTCGTGAAGTAGGAAAAGCTTTAGGATTATCTGAGGAAAAACTACTGGAGTATGCATACGGTTTAGCTAAAGAGTCTGAACTCCCTGATGACCAGAGAAATTTACTAAATCAAAATCGTGAACTACAAGATCAACTACAGTCTGTCGAAAGCAGAATGAAGCAGTTTGAATCTCAACAACATACAAGCGATCAAGAAAAAGAAATGCTTTATGTTAAACAATGTGTTGAAAGTATTCCTGACGGAATGGACGTTTATCACGCAATGAAAGAGAACAACAGAGATATGATCAAAGAGTTTTACTGGATGGGTGAAGATATGATTAGGTGCGGACAAGATCCAAAAATACCAGATATCATTGGCAGACTTGTTAATGACAACAGGGGATTATTGGAACTTAAAAGACTTAGAGAAGGACAACAACAACAACAACAAGTGCAAGCCGATATTGGACAAAAGCCTACTTTACCAACAGTGAAAGGTAATAATACTGCCGCTGTAGTAAAGGAAGTATCATCTATTGATGATCTTAAAAGGATACACCAAGCTATGGTTAACACATAAACATAGGAGACTAAAATGTCAACAAGATCGTTTAACGATATGTTAAAACAATACCTTCCGTATAAGTTATTATCGGATGAGATTATAAAAAGAGATTACTTTCTCTCTACAGTAGAGAAAGATCAAAATTGGAAAGGCGGACCTTTACAAGTTCCATTTGTAGGAGCGAATGCAAGTTCGATTTCTTTTGGGTCGCTTACCGCTGAAGATGATATCAGCAATGATGTTTTCGTAAGAGGGGAAGTTTCTGGTTACAAAGAACTTTGGGGTTCTATGAAATTTAACCAAAGAGATTTGGATGAGCATGGGAACTTAGAGCAATCATTCTTAAGTATTCTTCCGGATAGAATTGATGTGTTTGCACAATCAATGAAAGAAGCACTATCAGGATGCTTACTTAGCGGTGGTAGCATTGCAACAATCAGCAATGTTGATGATGCAGACACTGGTGTACTAGTAGTAGATAGGCCAGAGGTATTCCAAGTTGGACAGAAGATTCAGATTGCTGACTCTGCTAACGCTAATATGATTAGAGGAGCCGCCGATGGCGGAGCCGCTGATGATACAACAGCGTTTTTTGTAACAGCTATAAACCTAGTGGACGGTGAAATAACTTGTTCTGCTACAAGCGGTGGATCAGCAGTAGACTTATCTTCTGCAGGTTCAGCTACAGCAGCTTATAGATGTGCGGCAACTGACAAGATCTATAGAGATGGATCAATAACTACCGCAGGTGCTGAGCAAAATATGTTCACTTCATTACCTTCACAGTTATTAGCTTCGTCTGCTACTCTTTTTGGACAAACTAAAGCTAGCTACCCTCACCTTCAAGCATATAATGTTTCAGGTGCAGGTAAAGCAAACACAACAGATTTACTGGGTCATATCTTTGATACTCAAACAACTGTTCGAAGATTAGGTAGGGGTAATCCTTCTGAGGCTATTATGAGTTATGCTAATTTAGCTATTTGTATGAAAGCATTAGAAGGTGACAGAACCTACACAGTGAGTGATTACCCAAGCAAAGAGCGTAAAGGTGTTGTTTACGGTTGGTCAGAAATTCAAGTTACAGGTGTTAAAGGTTCACTTAAGTTAGTGGCCGTACCTGAGATGAAAGATGATCAAATTCTTATTTTGGACAAGTCTTCAATGAAGTTACATAGTAACGGATTTATTGAAAGAAGATCTGCACCAGATGGTAAAGAATTCTTTGAATCAAGAGGTGTTAATGGTTACACTTACATTTTAGATCACAGATTTTATGGTGATTTAGTTGTTAGTAAACCAAGTAACAACGCTATTATTCATTCGCTTTCTTAATTATTAAGCTTATGCAGAGGGGGGAGTTAGTTCTCCTCCCTTTTTTAACAGGAGAATAGATGTCTTTCAATGTTCGAGAACATAAAGTAAGTGACTGGGTTCGATGGGATCTTGACAATAGGCTAATAAAAATAGCTAGGACATTTAATTCTGAAAATTTAGTTTCTTACGAATACAAAACACTTAGTTCGACATCTGTGGGTGGTCCATCTCTTTATATAGAATACATATACGATGCAAACGCTAATATCCTTGCAGAAAATAAAGAAGTTAGAGAATGGACTGAAACACAAGAAGATGTAACCGCAGGGGATTCTAGTCCATCTATTGATGTTCCCGCTACAGAAACAAGTATAACAGGAACAGTTGCAGTTAGTGCAATTAGTGCAAATGTCTCCATAGATGATAGTACTCCCTTGAGTACTTCAGTCAGTGGGAATGTTTCTATAGACGATTCAACACCTTTAGACATAGCGGTAACAGGAACTCCTGCGGTTAACAGCACAATACAAAACACATCACTAGATACAAAAAATCAAACTCAATACTCAGACTCAACTAGTAATACACAATACTGGTTAGGGCTTGAAGAAGATAATCAACTGACGCTACAATATGTAGATGATTCAGTTTCAAATCAAAAAACTATATTCTATGCACTTCCTTCAGTTTCGATTGATGGTAGTTGTTTAGCACGAAGATATTACTTAGCAGATGATGAAGTTACAGGTGAACATACTTATATAGGCACTTGGACTCAAACAATGAATGACAGAATTAAACCACCACCAACTGATATAACAGTTACAAGTGGTTCACTTGCTACAGTAGAAGATCAAGTTGCAACAACAGTTCTTGCAGGATTTAGTGTTACAGGAGGCGAACTACCTATAACATTATCTATGACTTCTAATGGAGGTTTAAACGTAGAGCTTTCAGGAGCTAACTTAGTAGTTGCTTCTGGAGGAATTGACGGAAGTGCTTCTGGTAGTAGTCCTTTTACAGTAGGTATTAGAGCAACAGATGCATTTGATGTAACCTACGATGAAGACTTCAGTGTTACGGTAACGTCAAACGATATTACAGATATTGCTTTAAGTGGAACAGATGTTGCTAATGGTAATGTTGAAGGAACAGATATTGGGCTACTCACTTGTGTTGGTGGGGTAGGCGATGTCAATTATTCCATAACGAATGATGGTGGCCTTGATAATATAAAGATTACAGACACAGGAACTTCAACAGCAACCCTTGAGGTTGATACTGGTGGAATCATAGACTCTATGGGAACTTACACTGTCAGAATTACAGCAACCGACAGTATTCCGCAAACTTATTATGAGGATTTTACTATAACTGTCCTTTCAGGTTTTAGTAATACTAAAGCTCTAAACAGAATAAAAGCCGATGCTTATGCTTATGCTTTTTTTAATTACGGGCAACCAAGTACGGGGTTTAATACAAGTGGTACTGGTAATTTTTTTAAAGATGATTGGCTCGTACAAAGAACAAGAGCAACAGATAGCTGGTCGATGTCAATGTGGTTTAAGTGTAACGAAGTACCAGCAGTTAGTAGCAAGTCTCCTTTGTTTGGTAGTGCGGCATCGTACCAGCACGGAACACAGGGTTCATTTTTACTTCTATGGAATGATGCAGGGAATATTAGGGTGTGTTGCACAGCAGGTCCCTCAGTTATTGTACATACTCCGGCATCTTCAGTAGATGTGGCAGATGGTGAGTGGCATCATTATGTTGTTACTTGGGATGGTACAGCAAATAGTCCAATAGAATGTACCTCAACAAATACAAGTCAAGTAACTTTAGGACATCTAGGATCATCACCAACATATGATATTAATCTACGTTGTTATATTGACGGTGAAGAATGTATATATTCAGATAACTGGGATTATAATAAGGCTTATATCCGTTTTTATGGGGGCTGGAGTTCTGGGTATGGAGGACCTTATAAAAGGAATTTCGCTAACAGAACTCAGACATATAATAGCTCTACGACTCCTAGTTATTATGGTTGGGGATTTGGTTGGCAGAGTAATTATGGTAGTAATGATAAGATTGATGCCGACTATGATGAATGGAGTTTCCACGATATAACATTAACAGCTACTCAAGTAGGTGAGCTATATAACAGTGGGGCACCAGTTGCTCTGGATAATACAGAGTGGACAGCGGGGACATGGACTACGGCAAATTGCCTAGCATGGTTTCGTATGTTTGAAGGTTCTAGTGATTCTAATGGATTTATAATATCAGAAGCAATAGGCCCAAACGGTGATGGCACAATAGATTTATATGATTGGGATACCACGACAGGATCAGAGGGATATGTAGCTTCATCTCCTGCAAGGTCTACTACACCAACAATAACAATTGCTGATACTGCCTACAATACTCCGGCAGGAAATGAAATAGTAACATTGACGGCATTAGCTGATGGCGATGTTTATATACCTTAAAGGAATATGATGGACGATGAAGAAAAAAGACTATCACGAAGCACACTAAGGGAACTATTTAGTGAACAACTAGATGGGCAAGATTGCCCAGTTAAAGCTTGTGGGTGTGAAGAACCTAGAAGTAGTTTTCTACTTAGGAATAATCAAAAAGACTTCTATGAGCAAATGCAAGTGTTTATAGATAAGGCAGTTTCATTAGGTGTTATTATTGACACTGAAAACGATAAGATTGAAGAAAGGTATGTACTAACTGATGACATTAGAAAGTATTTAATCTTGTTCAAATATATAAACTAGGTAATTATGGCAAATGAAACTAAAATAATTAACAAACCTAAAGTCACAGTTGATGGCGATGTTTCAATAGACGACAGTACTCCGATAAGTACGAGTGGGACTATTACAGGGACTGTCAGTACTAATGCTACGATTCAAGGGACTCCAAATGTAGCAGTAACAGGTAATGTGGCCATAGATGATAGCACTCCAATAGATACAGCGGTAACAGGAACAGTTACTACTAATGCAACAATTCAAAATGCAACATTAGCAACTAAAGGCAAAACGAGTTATTCAGACTCAACTAGCAATGTTCAATACTGGCTGGGTTTAGAAGCCGACGGTCAATTAACAAAGACACATATAGGAACAGCAACATCAACAAAACAAATTTATAATTACGCCTTACCTACTACAGTAGTGGGAGGGGATTGTTTAGAAAGAGTATACTCAATTGATACTAGTGTTATTACATGACATCAAGATATTGTTGGAGTATGGACTCAACCTATGCAAGATATAGTTGCACCACCAATA